AGCAGACTTTTGGTTTCATAACTTATGTATTGGTGATGATATATTTTGTACCTTAGTTTTTGATGTACCTAAACTTAAAAAACTTGTAAAGAAATTAGATTATTTAAAATCTGTAAGTGGTGGTGACCACAATGCTAGTCGTATGTATCTTGTTAATATACAAAAACTTTTTACATCTGATGTATTTAAAACCTTTGAGGAACTAAATAATGACAAAGAAGAATAACGATAAACTTGACAATCTTGTTAAAGACAATTATAATAAATTCACGTCTGAATCAGGTCATTGGTATGACCAAGATGGTGAGCCAATGTATACTATCGTTGGTGCTAATGGTAAAGAAAGAAATACTACACTAAGGGATGCTAAATCTTTAGGTTTAGTTCCATCTGTTACTACTATTATTGGCATGATAGCTAAACCATCTTTAGAAAACTGGAAAATAAATCAAGCTTTAAACTCAGCTCTATCTTTAGAAAGATATGAGAACGAATCTGTTGAGGCATTTGCTTATAGATGCAAACTAGATTCTAAACAAATTAGTATGAAAGCTGCTAGTGAAGGTACTAAGATTCATGCAATGATTGAGAAAGGTTTCTTAGGTAAAACTAAAACTAAAACCTATAAGGTCATTAAGAAATGGCTTGATGATAATTATCCTAATGAAGAATGGATAGCAGAAGATTCTTTCTGTGCTGAGTCAGGCTATGGTGGTAAGATAGATTTATATTCTAAATCAGGTATCTTCATAGACTTTAAAACTAAAGATAACTTAAAGGGTAAAGACCCTGCTAAATTAGTTTATGATGAACATGGAATGCAACTCTCAGCTTATGCTCAAGGTTGTGGCTTTGATGATGTAGAAAGAATATCTATCTTTGTAGATAGAAAAGATACTGAACTTATTCTTTGCCATGTTTGGGATAAAGAATCTCAAAGTAAACATACAAAAATGTTTAACAGTATCTTAGAATATTGGAAGCTTGTTAAGAATTACGATTGTGCTATAATAGAAAATGCCAAGAAGAAAACCCAGAAAGCCTAGACCTAAGAAAGAACAAGGCATACCTAGAGGTTATGATAGCCATTGGGAATATGAATTACATCAAAGATTATTTGCTGATTGGCGACATCATTGGGAAACTATAGACTATGTTATTGCACACAAATACGAGCCAGATTTTGTTCGTAAGTTTGATGATGGTAGCGTTGTTTTAATTGAAGCTAAAGGTAGGTTCTGGGACTTTCCAGAGTATAGTAAATACGTACATATTAAAAAAGCTTTACCGGAACATATTGAGTTAGTGTTTTTCTTTCAAAAACCTTATGCTCCTATGCCCGGAGCTAAAGTAAGAAAAGATAAAACAAAAAGAACACATGCTGAATGGGCAGAAGCTAATGGCTTTCGTTGGTTTAGTGAAACTAAATTACCAGAAGAGGATTGGATAAATAATGAAATATAAAACTATTGGTGACCTTGTTAATAATCCACCACATTATAATCAAGGTGGTATAGAGTGTATTGATTCTATCGAAGCTATGCTAACTAAAGAAGAATTTATTGGTTATCTTCGTGGTAACTCTCATAAATATAGATGGCGATTTACTTATAAAAATGGTATTGAAGATTTAAAAAAAGCAGAGTGGTACGAAAAAAAATTATTAAAAGTATTAGAGGATAAAAATGAGCAGTAAGAAAGGAGAACAACCTTATCTAGGAATAATAATTAATTATGAGAAAGATAAAAAATTAGATAAGTTTAGTATAGATACTTTACGAGATAGATATTTATGGCAAGATGAAACTTCTCCTCAGGAAGCTTTTGCTAGAGCTGCTGTTTATGCTAGTACCTTTAGAGAAGAAACAGACTTTGCTATGGCTCAACGTATTTATAACTATGCCTCTGACCTTTGGTTTATGTTTTCTACCCCCATTCTTTCTAATGGTGGTACTACAAGAGGCTTACCCATTAGTTGTTTTTTAAATTATGTTGGTGATTCTATTGATGAATTAACTGACCACTTCAAAGAGAATGCTAGACTTGCAAGTGCTGGTGGAGGTATTGGTGGTTATTGGGGAGACGTTAGAAGTGATGGTACATCAACAAGTAGTGGTAGTAAATCTACTGGCTCAATACCTTTTATGAAAGTTGTTGATTCAGAAATGTTAGCCTTTAATCAAGGAGTAACTAGACGAGGTAGCTATGCTGCTTATACTGATATTAGTCATCCAGAGATTGAAGAGTTTATGGTGATGCGAAAAGAATCCGGTGGTGATGTAAATCGTAAATGTTTAAACTTACACAATGCAGTTAATATTACTAATGCTTTTTTGAAAGCTGTAGAAGAAGATGATGACTGGCGATTGATTGACCCAAAAACAAAAGAAGCTGTAAAAATTATTAAGGCTAGAGAGTTATGGTCTAAACTACTTGATGCTCGAGCAGAAACTGGTGAGCCTTATATTGTTAATTTAGATAATTGTAATAATGCTTTACCACAAGGACAGAAAAATTTAGGTTTAGAAATAAAACAAAGTAACTTGTGCTCGGAAATAACTTTACCTACTAATGATGAAAGAACAGCTGTGTGTTGTTTATCAAGCGTTAATCTAGAACACTTTGATGAATGGTCTGAGGATAAACAATTTATTGCAGACTTAGTTACTATGCTTGACAATGTATTAGAACACTTCATTGAGAATGCTATAGATATAAATAACTTTGGAGGTTACAATGCAAACTATGAAAGATTTAAAAAACATATTGAAGAAGGTAAAGAAGGATTTACCAAAGCAGCTTACTCAGCTTATCGTGAAAGGTCGATTGGTCTTGGAGCAATGGGTTTTCACTCCTACCTTCAGGCACATAATATCCCCTTTGAAGGAATTTATGCAACGGGATTCAACCACAAAGCGTTTAAACATATTAAAAACTCAGCTATTAAAGCATCTAAAGAAATCGCTAAAGATAGGGGCGAAGCTCCTGATATATCTGGTTCAGCTCTTAGGAATGCTCATCTCCTTGCTGTTGCTCCTAATGCTAGTTCTAGTATTATATGTGGGGGAACTAGTCCGTCCATCGAGCCTATCAGGGCAAACGTCTTCACCCACAAAACGTTATCTGGAAGCTACAAAGTCAAAAACAAAAACTTAGAAAAACTTATAAATAAAAAAATAGATGATGCAAATAAAAGAAAAAAACTGTGGCAACAGATTAGCGATGATAGAGGTTCAATACAAAATATAAAAATATTTACTGATGAAGAAAAAGAATTATTTAAAACTGCAGATGAAATAAATCAAATCTGGGTTGTTGAACATGCATATAAGCGACAAGAGTTTATATGCCAAAGTCAAAGTGTTAATTTATTTTTTGTTCTGCCTGACTCTAGTAAAGACCAAGAACAACATGACGAGTACTTGCAGTATGTTAGTGATGTTCATTGGTATGGAGCAAACAAATTAAAATCACTTTACTATTTTAGGTCTGATGCTGCTAAAGCTGCAGAAAATGTAAACATAAAAGTTCCACGAATTAAATTAGATGAAGTGGACTGTATAGCTTGTGAGGGATAAAATGAAAGATATATTATTTCCAATAATAATAGGTGTATTAGGTTTATTATCTATATTATTTTTTGCTTATAATAATGCACCTTATAAAGGTTATAAAGACGTTCATTCTTGTTCTGGTGAATGTTATGAAGCATATACTTTAGAGTATGGAACATTTGCAGAACAATTAGAATTAAAAAGATTAGCTAGACTAGAAGCTGACCCAGCTAAAATGGGTAGTAAAGTTTATGTAAATTGTGCTATGTGCCATGGTCAAGCTGGAGAAGGAGGTATAGGACCAAAGCTTGTTGGTAGTACTTCTATTGTAGATATGCTAATGCAATATAAAAATGGTGAGACTAGAGGTGCACAGTCTGCTTTAATGTGGGGACAAGCTGCTAATTTATCTACTCAAGACATGGAAAATTTACAGGCTTATATAAATACTTTTAAATAATAGGAAAACAATTATGACTAAATACAATGGAGCTCTATTATTTAGAGCATTAGAAACTAAATACACTGCAGAAAAAGCAGAAGCACAAGCTAATCTAGAAATATACTTTCAACACAAAGTAGGAGTAGCAGAACATCCTAATGTTGTTGAGTCTATGGATAAATTATTAGAGCAATATGCTACCGCTGATGAAAAGCTACGAATATTAAAGGAGGAATTTTAATGAGCTTATTAACTACTAGAGAACACTATAAACCATTTGATTATGCATGGATGTTTGAATACTATGATTTACAAAACAGAATGCATTGGCATCCTATGTCTGTACCTTTACATACAGATGTTAAAGATTGGAATGAAAAACTAACAGATAATGAAAAGAATTTACTAGTACAAATATTTAGATTGTTTACTCAGTCAGATGTAGATGTAGCCGGAGGATATATAGATAAATATATGCCTATCTTTAAAAAACCAGAAGCTAGAATGATGATGTCTTCGTTTGCTAATATGGAAGCAATACATCAACATGCTTACAGTTTATTATTAGATACAGTAGGTATGCCTGAATTAGAATACAAAGCTTTCTCTGAGTATGAAGAAATGGCAGACAAACATGATTATGTTGGTAACTTTAAACCTCTTAAATCTGATAAGAAAACTATTGCTAAAACTCTAGCAGTCTATTCAGCATTTACCGAGGGGTTACAATTATTTAGTAGCTTTGCAATCTTAATGAACTTTCAAAGGTTTGGTAAGATGAAAGGCATGTGTCAGATAGTAGCTTACTCTATAAAAGATGAAAGCTTACATGTTGAAGCAATGACTAAATTATTTAGAGAATTTATAAAAGAGAATTTAGATATTTGGACAGATGATTTTAAAAAAGAAATCTATCAGATATGTAGAGAAATGGTTAAACTTGAAGAAAAGTTTTTAGACTTAGTATTTGAAATGGGAAACCTAGAAGGTTTAACTAAAGAGGAAATGTATGCTTATAATAAATACATTGCCGATAGGAGACTGTTACAGTTAGGGCTTAAACCAAATTATAAACAAAAGGATAATCCCTTAACTTGGTTAGATGATGTGTTAGGAGTTGAACACCAGAACTTCTTTGAAGGTAGAGCTACCTCATATCAAAAAGCTGGTCTTAGAGGTGATTATGGACAATTAACCTTTGCAGGATTTAACAATGAAGACGAAACGAAATGAAGCTCAACTTTTAGCTTATAGATTATTATATGACAAGTCCGGAAACTTAGTCACAGAAAGAAGTAAAGTTGATATACAAAAACTAAAAAAATTTATGACCCTAGAAGAGTATGAAACTCTTAGGGTTGTAATAAGAGAAGCTAGTCAAAAAATGGATGCAATACATAATCACATTGAAGCATGTTTAAATGCTCGGGTTATGAATTCTAAATAATTAAAGTATTTAAACTTGCTATTATAACTGTCATAGTTATCCAGAATACTAAACAGAAGATACATATTTCTTCT